CGTTTTCACCTACTTTGGCACGGTTAAGCATCCGGTTTACGTAGCTATCTAGGGCGGTTTCTGAGCCATCGCGCACAAAGCTTTGTTTGTGCATGGTGATCCAAATTGCGCGAATTTTGTTTATTTCGCCAAATTGCTTTGGATCTGACCTCGGGCTTAAACGGCGTTTAGCCTTGGCTTTAAACCCTGCTTTTTTAAAGTGCTCTAGCACTTGGTTTAGCTCTGGCAAGCTCATTTGGCTGCACGAACGCTTACCCGCTGCGCCAAACAGTGCGCTGCGGTAGGTGTCGTCGTCTAGCCCTAGTTGCCCTTTAGCTATGTGAATTAGCTGTATTAGCTTTGCTTTAGTCATTTTTAAACTCTTCTAATTGCTCGCGCAGGCTTAAGTAACCTTGGCCTATGGCGGCGGCTTCTTGGTCTGTAAATACGCTGGTGTCGATTGCTAGCTTGTGTGAGCACTCTAAAAACTTAACTAGGGCAACAAGCTGCTTTAACTCTAACTCTGGTTTTACGATGTAGGCCATGTGACCTCCTTTTGTTGTTTGCTGTTTATCAAAGGCTTTTAGCTTGCTACTCGGTAAGTACTTAACTAAAAGGCTTTGATAAAAAGCCGCATCCGTGCGCGCTTTTTGGGTGGTTAATTGGGCCGCGTAGTTGTGCCTGTTGGCACTGGTGGGTTAATGCCTACCAGTTGGCTTTGCACTACAAAGGTGATGTTTTGAAATACAAAGTTAATGTTTACTGGCTCTTTACTTTGCGCTACTAGGTTTACAATGCTTTGTAATTTGCTGTGTTCGCTTACTTGAATTGTTGGTATAACGTCCATGGTTGTTGCTCCTACAGCTTTGCTATATCGAGTGAAATTGCGCGTTCTAACTCGCCTATGGTTTCGTAAAAACGAATAAAGCGGGTTGAGTCCATCACTAGTATTGAGTCGGCTATGATGTCCATTGCACGCTGCCATTTACCGGTGTCGTCGGTAATTTTAAGGCGGCGTAAACCCAGTACTTTTTGCACGCTCACTTTGCCTTTTTTGTCGGTGGCAAAGGTTTGCTCAATAATGAGTTTTAGATTTTCGTTTGCGCCTTCGCTCCATTCGTTTAGGCACTCGTCTATTAGCTCTTTTGCTACTAGTAGCTCTGGGCCGAGCTCGATGCTTTCTTGCACTTGTAGGGTTACTTTTTGTTTGTGATCAAAACTGCGTAACGTTACGTTGCCTTTTTGCCCGCCCATTTCTACTGCGTATTCTTGGGCTAGTAAGCCAAGGAACGCGTCGAACTCGCTAAATTGCTGCGCTTTAAATTCAGCCAGAGCTTTGCTTTGCTCTTTGGCTTTGGCTATTGCTGTTTGCACAAACTCATGGCGAATTATGTCGGCTGGGCGTATGGCTTTAAGTGGCACTTGGTGGCCTTTATGGTTGATTAAAAACTCTTGTGACATTGTTATTTATCCTTCTATAAACATGATGATTTGGCCGTGTAGCTTGGCTGGGCGAACTTGGCGCGTTTGCCCGTTTTTGGTTTCGGTTATTACTGGTAAATGCGCTGGGGCTTTGCCTACCACTTCTATTACATGGCAGCTAAAACCTTTATGTGAGCTGATTACGTGCAGCCCTCTTTTTTGTAGTTCGATTAGTGTGTTGCGTAGTTGCATGGTTATTTACTCCCGCATAGTTTTGAGTGTGGGCAACCGTTACGGCATGCCCTATAAAGCGCAACACGTACATGGTTAGTTGCTGCAAATTTTCGGTTTTGATGCTCTAGGCATACGTTTACTGGTATGTCGTCGAGGATTGGGCAATTAACTACAAATGCCATAAACACGCCCTCTACACGTTGTTGTATTACGTGTGTAGAGGCTTTGTATTTGTCGTTTACTACTTGGCTTACGGTTGCTTTGCTGACGCCTAGCTTTTCGGCAACAACACGCATACCGCGCGCTGCTACTTCTTCTTTTAAAACGTGCAGCCAGTTAGTTGATGTCATGGGCCTCTCCCAGTTTTACAGGGGCTATTTGCACTGTTTTACGCGTAACCTCTTTAAATTTAACTAGCGTGTTTAAGTTGGGGTCAAACAAGCCTGTGGTTTTAGGTATAGGACGCTTAGGCCCGGTGTTTTTTAATATTTTGTACAGTGTTGATTCCCCTGCTCTATCTATTACTGTTCCGCGGCGCGGGGCGTGTTGCACTACAAATATGTACCCACACTTTTTTAAATTTGATATGTAGGCGCGCGCTGATGACAGCGATACATTGGCGGTACTTGCCACTTGCCCTGCGTCAAATTCGTTTAGGATGCGCATTGATTGCCACATGCGCTGACGACCTGAATTTTTGTTAGCTACACCACTGTTAGCAGGTTGTTTAAACGGGTTATATTCACTATTTAAAATGGTGTATGTAACGTCGTCGTAATCAACGTGCTCGCTAATTGCCCCAGCTGCTACTAGTCGCTTAGCAAATGCTTTTAGGCTATCTAATGTGGTGTGTTCGATTGCACTGCGCACTTGCTGCAATGAAAACCGTTTTAGGATTTTCATTGCTTGCCATGCGTCTTGTAGTTGTGGGCGGCTCAAAATTAGCTCCTTACGCTTTTTTAAGGAAAAATTCTTTTGAACCCCACTGCTGCAAGTCGATGCTTGTTAGCCCGTTTGCAAGTGCGAACGCTTCTACTTTTGACAGCCCTGTGATGATGCGGCGTACTTCGCCGTCGGTATCGCTAAGCAACTGCTGTAGCAAGTCGTCTTGAATTGTTAAGCAAGGCTCTATTACTGCGCTTACAATAATTTGCAGGTCTTCAAACTGGGTTGGCATAAACTCTAACCACTCAGATATACGATTATAAAACTGGCGGTGACGTTGCAATTTACGACGCACTGACTCCATGCCAATTAACACGACTGGGCAGTAGGTTAGGTCGTGAATGTCGCGCACGATTTCTAGCGTGTTTTTGTCGTTTAGCAGGTAGTCTGCTTCGTCTATAAATAGCGTGCGATTAGATATAGCCATGTGCTCAATAATGTAATTAAGCATGGCTTCGCGGGTGTAAATGTCTGGGCCACTCAGCTCTTTTACTATTTGACGCAATAACTGAGTTAGGCTCATGCCCGATGTGGCACGTATGTAGATGCCGTCGCAACGATTTACTAACCAGGCTGTGGCGGTGGTTTTACCAAGACCTGGATCACCGTAAATTAAACCGATTCCTGGGACGCCATGCGCACGTTGTGCGAGTGCTTCTACCATCATTTGTGTGGCTACTACGTTGCTTACGATTGCTATTTTAGTTTTCATGTTTTATTCCTTTACTGTTTGTGTAATTGAGTGGGTGCAGCTGGTGCTGCGTTCATATCTGTTAATAGGTCGTCTAGTCGTGCTGATAAGGCGCGGTTTTGCTGCTCCCATGTTGTTAGCCAAGGCGCATCTACATCACTCAACTGATTAGCTATGCGCTGTTTTTTATGAAACATGGCTTTATCACGGGTGTTATTAAATAACGGTGTTGGGTTTACGTTGGCTGCTGCGGCCTCTTCTTCTAGCTGCTTACGGCGTTGTTCAAACTCGCTTAATTGCTCGTTGCTAAAGCGTGTAAGTGGTTTACTGTCGAGTGCTTTAATGGCCGATTGAGTAATAACGTTTGTGTGCTCAACCGATTGTTTAGGCAGTGTTGCAAGCGCTTTATTTTGCGTGCTGTAATGGCCGAGTACTTCGTTTGCTATATCTGATACGTTGACTGATTTAGCCGTTTTCTTAAGGTCTTTTAGCTTGCGTGATGTTTCGGCTGCTTGGCTACGTTTTGCATGGTGTGCTACGTCTTGGCGGGTCATACTTGCTGATTCGATTTCGTGGTCTGTTGCGATGCAAATAAACTCGTTATTCATGCGATTAAATACAAAAATACGGCCTACGTTTTTAGGGTCCCATTTACATAGCACTTCATCGCCTACAATTGCGCCTAGCTCTGCTGCGATATAAAACCCGCCAGCGACTTTAAGCCCTTCTTTACCAATGGTGCGTAAACCACGGTTTGTAGGTACTGGCTGTAGCATTACATCGAGTAAGCGTTCATCTTTGATCACTTTGATTTGGTCGCGACTTGCGGCGAATAAATCGAACGGTGTTTTGTTGGCGATGTTGCTGTGCGGCTTGTGGTGGTAACGGTTGTCGATCCAGTTATCTACAAACTCTTGCAGCTGCTGCGCGGTCATGTTTATTTCGATTGCTGACTTATCGCCACCCTGCTTGGCTAATAGCCGCTGTGCAAAGGTTTTGCGCGCTTCAATTGATTGGCGGTCTGATACGTTGTGCCCTATGTAACCCGTTAATAGCTCGGCGATATCGTGCGAGAACGTTTTGAAAAAACGCTCTATATATGGCTTTTCTTCACCTGAAAACGGGCGTGTTGTTTCGTGCTTTATGTCGAGTGCATCAAACACGCTGGTAATTTGTATTGATGTGTAGTCTTTACCGTTATCTGTACGAGCTACTTCTGGGATGCCCCAATCTAAAATAGCTTTGCGAATGACTAAACAAATGCCGGTGCTATCACTGGTTGGGTGAATAACCACTTTTGCACGACGGGTATAAACGTCGATAATGCCAATTAGTGCATGGCGGCCATCTACTAGCATTACGTCACTTGGGGTTGAATCGAACTCCCATAACTGATTAATACGTTTGATGTTTTCGTCCATTTTACCCATGGCGCTCATGTACTTGTTTTTCCAAGCATCTGGGTTTGCCATTTTCATATATAAAGCGCTGTTTTCGCGCTTCCAACGGGTAAGCCATTCGCGAATGGTCGTTTCTGCTGGGATTGCTTTGCCCACTTGATAAAAGCGCGCTATTAAACCCTCTTTTATTTGCGTGGCTTTTACATGTGGATAGTCGTGAATCATGGCTATGCAAAAATCGCTTAGCTCTTTGTCTGAGTCGATAATTGATTTGCCTGATCGCTTTGGTTTTATAACTAGCCCTGCAATGCCTTTTTGATCTACGGTTTTTTGCCAGCGTAATAAAGTGATGCGCGATACTTTTGGTATAAGGCTTATGTACTCTGCTGGTATGTCTAGTACACCTTGGTTATAACGCTCACTAAACAAGTCAAAACCACGCACTTTAGGTAAGTTATTCGCACTTACAAAGTTTTGTACTGCTTTTAATAAGTGAATTTTCGCACTTGCTTTAGCTGGTATGTTTTCAAGCGCAGCAAGTTGTTTTAAATTTTGCTGTTTAAGCTGCGTTGTTTGCTCTTGATTCAAGCGATCAGTTTGTTCATTTACAGCAAGATACGCCCGCCCGCTGTGTGCTGCGGTGGTGGTTGTTTCGTTAATAATGGCTTCTTTAACGCGCACACTTATGTGTGCAGGCAAGTCTGCGAGTGCATATTTGTGCACTTTGCCGCCACGACCTTTTAATTCTGTAAACGACCAGTTTTCGTTTTTGGCTTTAATTTGAATGCTACGCTTACTAACAAGTAAATAAGCAGCTATTTGATGTGCGGTGTAAAGTTGCATTATTCACCCCTTTTAAGCTTGCGACGCCCAGCCTTGCGGTTAGGCTTGCCGTCATTGCCATAGCGCTCAGGCCATATATCATAAGCACTCACGCCTAGCGTTTCGGCTATGATCTTTTCAGCTACTGGGTAAGGTCTGTGCAATGCGGTTTGCACTGCATTCGACTCATAACCACGGCTAAATGAAAGTCGGCGACATGACCAACCTTCGGTTTCTAACGCTGATTTTATTTCTGTTATCGTCCAACCTGGACTTACTAACCCACCCATTCAATGCACCTTAACGTGTGTATTTTGTATTCATGCATACAAAGATACATACACAATATTGTGCATACAAGCTTTATTTGCACACAATAGAGTGCAATCAAGTTAAGCTTTTGATTTAATTTAATATTTATTTTTTAAGTTATTTGTTTTGGCTGGATCGCGCTTCGCGCTTTAAAGTGCGAAAGGATCGCACTTCGAAAAATAGGGCTTTTACAATTTATATTTTGTATGCACTCGCTTGTGTGATTAAATACGATTACATTCATCATCCGAATAGATCAATTGATGGTTATGGCTACATTCAATAAATATTTAAAAGCGCTAAGAGAACGGACGTTCTTAGATATAGGCACGGTTGCCGAGCGCACGGGGGTGCATAGAAATACTCAATCTAAATATGAGGACAGTCGCGATCCTCCTTTTGATTACTTAGTTGAGTTTGCGGCCTTGGTTGATGTGCCGTTAGATGAGATATTAATTAAGCGCCTAGAAGACTCTAAAGCGTCTGAGGACGCGATAAATAAGGCTGTAAAGGCGTTAGAACCCGGTAAAAAAGGCTATTATGAAGTTAAGTCAGTTAATGAAGCTGATGTAAGCTACGAAGCATCAAATTATATAATGCAGTTTGAATTGAGTGAAATATCACACAAAATGATACCTCCAGGTGCAACTATATTTGTTGATACTTCGGCTAAATCTGTGGATGCAAACAGCATGTATGGCTTTCTAAACCCTATGAGTGGCAGCTACTTTGCTGCTAAGCTGGTTCTCACGAATACCAAACTTAAACTTGTTTTTGATAACCCTGAACGCAAAGACCTGGTCTTTGGTGTGGAAGGTGGTGCAACTGAATCCGGCTATATTTTAAAAACTCTGGGGCTTTTAGGTAAAATTTTAAAAGCAGAGCTTAACTTTTAATTTATCAGTGCAAGCCGTGTTTATCACGGTTTCGCACTTACAATTATCATTTTTTCGCGCTTTCCTTTTTCGCACTTAATTTTAGTTAAACTCCTCTTAAACCCTTATTTCTCCCGCGTTTTCCCATGTATTCTTATCTATTCCCTGTTTATCATTTAGATCTGTTAGTTACAGCCGCCGAGTAAAAACAAACTAAGCGGATAAACTTTTCTAAGCTTATACCTTAGCACCTTATCTTTATGAGCCAATATTACACTGCAAGCTATTGATTGTATTATTTTT